ATCAAAATAAGAATCTCCATTCCGATAATCTAAATATGCCTGTTTGACATAATCAGGATATGAACCAATATGCAATGGGTTAATTCCGCTTAATTGTATCTTGAAATTAAATACGCCATCTTGTACCTGACAAATCTTGCAAATAGACGGATTGATTGACAAAACAAAAAAGTCTGAACTATCTTCAAAAATCAATCCATAAAATACATCCTGCATGGGTAGAACACTCGTGATTTTTAACATTTCATGTTTGAAACTCATCTTTTCAAATTCAGAACACACATTTGCATATGCGTCCCTCAGTTTCATTTGCTTTTCTTCACTATCCAATTCGCTCTCTTTAACATCATACACATCAATATTGTAATTAAACAGTCCCATTTTCCCAAAATAGTTATTCAAACGCATATAGAATTGTGAAGTATACATGAGATAATGACTTATCTCAATTAACATCATAGGATTGCTTGTTGGATTTTCAAGCGCATCAGCAATTCGTTCTAACGAATAACCTTTAATTTTATGAGACTTCAGAACATCAGTATTTGTACACAAATCATGAATCATTAATCGTTTGAATCCCGCTAAGTCAAGACGGCTTTTGCCATTTTCGGTTTCCTCAAAACGTTTTACATCTTTGTCATAATCCAAACTTGAGTAAATTACTTTTGTTACTGGCATTATATCACCGTCCTTTCTTAATACATTCTTGGCCTACGATTCAACGCTTTTAACCGTTCGGCAAATGATTTAATGTCAACATTTGATTTGCTTCCACTATCATCTACTTTTACAATATAGTAAAGCAAATAAGCAACCGCAGAAAAACGGTCTTTGTCAAACTTACTTACAACTTTCTCAACGGATAGATTCTTGCCACTCTGAAGAAGTTTTAAATTACCAACCTCTTGGAAGAACAATTCCTCCTGTACAAAAGGCATAACTTTTGAATTTAAATCATCATTATCCTTAATAGCATAATCGCCGCCATTTTTACTCTCTAAAAATCTCAACGTACCAGAATCAATCATATCAATAAAATTTGTTAAAATCATCGTTTGACAAGACTGAGCCTTGAGATCATAAAGGCATTTATCGGCTTTCTTTGCATCAGGAACAGCATCAGTATTGATTGTGTCCCAAGCTGGATATGTTTCTCCAGTTAAAGGATCGTATGTTTCTTCCATCAGTTTATCAATCAATCCAGTTCCCAAGCCATTGCCATCGACAACAGCAATCTTAGCGTTATACCTCTTTCGGACACGCTTGACAATACAAGCCTGAGTTCCAAAGTTCAGCATATTTGAAACATGAATGATATTTGCTAACTGAATCTCCGTAATTTTACCATCAGAGTTTCTTATAACCTTACCAACTGCAATAGATGACTGGTTATTATTCTTGTTTTGAGAACGTGCAACGTCCATTGCCAAATAGAACTCATCATCGTCACTTGTACTGCTTAATATTGGCTCTGTAAGAGTCCGACAATTCATAAAACGGTTGATATTTACCAATGCACCTGTTGAACTACCTACCCAATTCCCACCGTAGTTCATATCAAAAGCAATAGAGGACATATTTTTCTTTTTCTCTAAAATAGTTCTTTTACTTGAACCACGACCATACCAACAACCAAGCATCCAGTTTGAACCTAATACAATTTTACCCTTTATATCCCGCATATCGTGGAACATTGCAAGGTTTCGGTTAAATTCATCTGAACCCCTAAATCCGGGAGTAGTATAAAAATTAATCTGCTGATTCATTTCCTCTGGATTGACGATTGCTAATTTACCGCAAGTAGTACGACCAACTTCAACAACAGGTTCAAGAGCATCTTCAAAAATAACATTATCCATCAAGTTAGATTCTTCGATGCTAATACGCTTTCTACGCTGGCCTTTGCTGGTTTGTGCGTTAGCTAAAGCATCAATTCTTGCACCGTTCTTAAAAACGATCAGAGCGTCACCTTTAATAAAGCTGGACTTCTTTATTTCATTTTCCAGCATTGGGTAATAACGAATTAACTCTGTAAATTTATCCTTTAACAGTGCAGCAGCGTTCTCTTTTGTCTGAGCCGTTAAAGACAACTCAATATTAGGATAACGAATTGCAACTACTACCATTGTTGCAAATTCTAAAAATGTCTTTCCATAGCCTCGATTAAAACAACCATGTTCACTAAAAAATCGTGCGCCAGCCCTCATAAAGACTCGCTGATCTAAATGTAATTTAATGCTTCCCTCTGCGGGAGCCATCAAATCTAACGCTAAATCTGGATACCACATCCACCAACTTGCAAAATCATCACATTTTTTAATTTCTTCTAATGTCATGATTCAACTTCATCATCATTGTCACCATAATAATCTGACGGTAACTCAATGAACTCCTTAATTTTTTCACGATTATTTAGTGTAGGATCATCTGTGAAAATTCCATATGGATCACCATATTGCTTAACATACTCGGCTACCTTTTCATCATAAAATTTGTAAACATCCTCATATGGGACTTCTGGCTTTCCCTCTAATCTGCGACAATAGTTTATATAACACCAAATGATAAAATCTGGCGCATCATTAGGTCGATACTTAAACCGTGGCAAAATCCTTGTCACATCTTTTACACGCTCAAATTTTTGAAAGAACTCAGAAAAACACGTAACACCACCTTGTACATCAATAGAATTTAATTGCTTGAGTGCTTCGGTAGTCAACTTAGACCATTTCTCAGCATCGGCAATAATGCCGGAATTTGTTGCGATTTCTTCCTTTGCAGCAAAACGAACATAACGTAAAAGTAAGTTCTTCTGATTGCTTGAAATATTCGGATAATCTTGCTTAGTATCATCATAAATTCGCTGCATTGTTTGATACTCTTTTGAGGTATACCCTTCTCCAAACAACCTGATCATTTCCTCGCTTACTTCAAATTCCTCATCGTTCAAATAATATACTTTTTCGTTTTGATTTGTTTTACGCCAAGAACTTCCAACAGCATTATCGCTTTGAGCCGCTTGACTATATTTCTCACCTTGTTCAAAATCCAACATTTTAAATTGGGGTAACGAATTGATCTTTGTAAGATATTTCCCAACGATTAAACTTGCAGACGAATCAATACCGTATTGACTAACAGTTTGATCCCATTCCTTTTTTATAAAAGGCTTATCTAATTGACGCATAATGAGATAAACTTTTTCATCATTTGCAGTTCCATCTTCATTAGCACACGCTTTAATCACACATTCCTTACACATAGGTATATACCCATCTTTATGTAATGGATTGTAGCTTCGATAAAACCCTCGTTTTAAAGTCTTTTCTTCTCCGCAAGTAGAACATATTTTTTTGGCAGTAGTTAAACTGCCCGATCTGTTTGCCATACTGCCACCTCACTTAAATATTTTTGGCTCCTGCGACTGGACTCGAACCAGCGACTCCTTGATTAACAGTCAAGTGTTCTACCAACTGAACTACACAGGAATATAAAAAAGCCAAGGAATAATCCTTGACTTCTGGTAGAAGGTGTCGGACTCGAACCGCTACTCTTGCTCCCAAGGCAAGCGTGTTAACCATTACACTACACCCTCTATATAAAGCCGCACTTACACGGCAGTAGTGGTCTATTCCCACCGTCAGCACCCGAAAAGCAAAGAAAGGAGATTTTGTTACCGCTTACCCAAAGCGGCTGGTACGGGAGAAGGGAATCGAACCCTCACGACCACAGGCCAGCGGATTTTAAG